TTATAAAATACAAGAAAGAAAATATATATAAATATATACAAAAGAAAATTCATTTCTCAGAAGTTTATTTGTTTTATTTTGTTTTGTTTGCAATATTGTTTAAGAGATTTTATATTATTCCTTTTAAGAATCTCTCTTGTCTTGTAAACGACATCATCTAAATTTATCAATGCTTTTTGTTTTGACATGTATCTATCAATTGTGATTGATATTCCTGTTTGGTAATGTGTGATAGAATAACATCTATTTTCTAACTTTACTATAACAATGTTTTTGTACTTTGTTTTATAGCAATGTTTCTTTACAACTTTTCTATCGCATCCCATTATATTACATTCCATTTTAATTCCTCCTATTTAACGATTGAAGCCAATATCCTCTAAGTCTTTTGCACACTCTAATATATGTTTTGCCATAATCATTGTTGCTATACTCATATAATCGTTAAATTCTTCCGGTTCTTCATTCACTTCGTCCAATGCTAACTCTTCTCTTACTTTTCCTGCTATACCTTCATAATGATTTGCCATTCTCTTTTGTTCCATTAGAATTTCTCCTCCTTTAATTTTTGTTTGTGTTCTGGTAAGAATCCATACATAGCAATACAATAGCTATCTGCTAAGTCATCATTTATTTTACAAGGTGTTTTCTTTCCATTTATTTTAATGTTTACAACTCCCTGTTTACCTCTTCCAGTGTAAGGTTCTACAATATGTTTTAGTAAGCCTTTAGAACGTAAATATAAGATTGTTCTGTATTTTTCTTTATTGATTCCATATGAGTTTTCTAATGGCTTACTATTACCTACGATTTGACTCTTCCAACTTCTGGTATCTACACTATACACTGGAATGTCATATGTTGCAAAAATATCTATAATAGTTGCAATCAATGCACCTGTTGACTTAATATAGGATTCTGAAAGAAACCCCTGCGAACGTAACCTTATACGCTCAGTTATTACCATAACATTATCAATATTGTAATTATCGAAAAGACTTTCTATGAAGTGTTTTAAATGTTCACGCTTTTCTGTATTTGTTTTGCATCCATCAAAATTTACTGAGTGCATTCCTAATATTTTTTTATCTTCCAAAATTGTTATTCCTGTACGTGTATATGATTGGTCTATTCCTATTACTATTTTTGACATTGCTTTAAATATACCTCCTTCCTATGTTTTGCTAATTTCTTTCTGAAACTTTGTTTCTCCTGCCTAGTTGTAACCATACAACCATGTACTGTTGTCCTTTCGCATTTTACTTGTATTTGTTTACGATGTAATTTAAACCATTCTTTTTCTACAAGTTTAAATGTTCTATATGTTTGATTCCAGATAAGATATTTATTATCTATCTTTCCACAATACTGACAAATATATTTGTTGTTTTCTGTAAAGAAATGAAATATAGTTCCGATTAATATTGTGTCTTTAAAATAATAACAACCACAGTAATTTAATTCATTTCTGTTCCTATCACCTACTAACCAGAATTTTGCAAAACCATCATTACTTGCATTGCATCCTACTCTAACGCTAAAATCATCATCTGAGTATTGTTCTTTTCCTATATTAAGGTAGATACAGTTGTTACAGCACCTTAATTTCGTAGCCATTCTATGCACTTCTCCTTTGTAGTAAATACTGGGTATTTGTCCATTTGCATCCCTCTATATCCTGTATCAATGTTTGCATTTTCACACGAAAAACAATCTATGAATGATTTTACATTTTTCTGCCCTGTCATTATCTTATCTTTTATTAGATAGTATACCGTTGTATTTTTTCTAACGCTACATTCCCTTACACTACACCGTATCACTACGTTGTCTTTGTAGCCTTCCCTTTTACTTGCGAATACTACAAATACTGTCTGCTCTGGTTCTAGTTCCAGATAACGCTTTACCATAGTTTTGTCTCCTTTCTGTAAGTTCACACTTTCCATATTTTGTGCATAACTCGCAATCTTTGTTTGCCCATGTTCTTCCATACTTGCATTTCTTGTTTGTTTGCATTGTTTGTCCTCACATTCCATACAGTCTAAATATGTTACTCTTAATTTGTACGCTTTACAATATTTAGCCATTTATTGTTTTACTCCTTCATCTGTTGCATACTTTGTTTACACTTATATAATAACATAAAAGGGTTGCAAATGCAACCCATAATTTTACTTTTTCTTTAGTTCTTCCTTTATTGTCCTAATCATTGTTGGAACAAACACACTTAATGCTATTAATATAAGCACAATTACCGCTATACATCCTAACGAAAGTACACATAGTACCATAAAGGACAAAATATTTAAAATCATCTCTACCATAAATATCACCCACATACTACACCTTTTCAAAATACTTGTTTTTGTATTCCACAACTACATCTAACATATAACTTGCATATCCTATATTCCTGTGATTCACACCTACTTCTTTGTATAATATTGCAAAATATGGTCTATTTTTACTATCTATCATTTCTACAATAATATAAAGTTCTTCTACTTTAATTTTCGGTTCATCTTTTTCTAACGTTGCCATTTCATAATCTGCCATTATATTCGCTCCTTTGATTTACCATAGCATACTTCACGCATCGGACATTCCTGTGACCTTTTACTGTCATATCCTGTACACTTGTCACAACGTTTTACCATTTTTCTATTGTTCAACAATCTTTCTTTGTAGTCCTGTATTTGTTCCAATCTATGTATTGCCTGTGATATTTCCGATGGATTGTAATCATATTTATACACTCGAAACTCTTGGTCATTCTTACTATCGCACAAAACAATTCCATGATGTATTCCTGTCAGATACATATACAACTGGCATTGTTTTCTGCCGGATGCATGATATTTTTGTTTCTTAAATGTAAAGCTGTTGACAGACTTAATCTCTATAATGTAAGGTATCTTTTTTACACTATCATCATATACGCTTTCAAGCTTATAATCCTCTGGAATAGCACATATAATGTCTGGTGTATAAGATAAGTCAAACTCTTCTGCAAAACGGCTATAATCGCAATCTAATGGCTCACACAGACCACCTCTGATAAACAACCTTTGCCACTTCTCATGTATTGCGTCACCTTCTGCAAATATACGTTTTAAACCAATTGATGTCTGTTCGCCTTGTAACTGTTTGTAAAATAAACTTAGCACCTGTTGCCTATAACAAAACTTATCGTCCGATGCTATCACAGCACTTGCATGTAATCCTTTTCTTTCTGTGGTTTCCGCACCTCTTGTCATTACAGACTTAAGAAACTTTAATTCATTTGGAATGTCTTTGTCCAAATAAAACAAATTGTTTAACATCTTTTCAATTGCTTCTTCCTCAGACGTTTGAACTTTTACACCTTGCTTTGTTGCATTCTTTTTTATTTCGTCTAATATACCCATTATTGCGAAATCCTTTCTACATTTGTTATCACTGATTTTGCATAGCCTGTAGTAGAGCAAAACCTTTTTATTGCTTCTGCCTGTGTTAATGCATATACAAAAAAGTTATGTTCTACATTGTCATCTTCATATTGTCTATAAAATTTTATCACATAAAAATTCATTATTCAAGCATTTCCTTATATCTTTTTTTATGCTCTAATCTAATTTCTTTTTTTACATCATCCAAATCTGCAAAATCTACAAAACCTCTTTCATAGAATAATGGGATTTCACAACTCTGCATTGGATTACACACCTTGGATTTTACGACTTTTACTTTCATAATCATTCCAATACGCTCTTTCGCTTCTGCGTTAAATGGGTTGTGGTTCGGTATGTCTATATAACTTTTTCTTGCAACCTGTATTCTAAGACTTGCACTGTGTTTCAATTTATGACCACCCGGTGTTTGTATATTATCACCAAACGGCAATGCGTTCATTTTATCACGTATCTGATTGATGAATATAACTGTTGTTCCTGTTTGTTCTATCACGTCCTCTAGCGTTGGCAAATACTTGTCCATAAGACGAGCAACACCACCGATGCGCATTTCTTGTTCACTATCTGTATTTACTGCTTTTCTAATCTTGTCTATATCATCCTTTGGTTGCAGTGACGGTACACTGTCTATTACGATAAGTGGTATTCCTTCTTCTGCGAATCTAATCGCTCTGTTGAATGCTTTTTCTCCATATCTCGCTCTGTATACTAACATCTGTTTTGATCTGTTACCGAAAAGCTTTGCCCTTTCTGCATCGAATGTTCCTTCAATCGGGATATCCAAACACATTTCATGTTGTGCACACATCTGATACGCAAGTGTTGTTTTTCCTGCGCTTTCTGCACCAAATATTTCTATTGTTCTTCCTTTTGGTACGCCACCGCCTATAATGTTGTCCAAATCAATCAGACCAGTTGACCATCTAGGGATTTTTAATACATCTGATTTACTTCCAAGACTATATACAGAACCTTTTTCTTTCTTGTCTATCTCATTGCATAGTCGCAAAATACTTTCTTTGTTAAACCCTTTCTTTTCCATTTTATTTTTCCTTTCTATCGTGCCATTAATGCGCTGTTATATTTAACAACCCTAGACATATATCTTTTTTTGTTAAACTCTAATGCTCCCTGTTCTTCCAGAATGTCAATAACTCTCTGTGTTACTGCCCTTCCTTTGCACCTGTCGTAAAAATCGTCATAATCTCTAAACACACCTTTTTTACGTTCTTGTTCAATTGCTTCTGCGGCTTTAGCTCCAACACCTTTTATAATGCTCAGACCTTGTTGTATAACATCTTCTCCATCATACTTTCTAAGACTTGTATTAGCCGTATAATTTACGTGTGGCAACATTACTACAGCACCATCTTTTACTGCACATTCACTGTATTTATACACATCACTGTCATTATCAGCAAACTTGATTTTTACTCCCCAAAAAATGGTAGGGAATTTAATCTTATAAACCATTTGTTTTAAGCTTACTAATGCATAACCAGTGCTGTGACCTTTGTTAAATCCATATATAAGCATACTCGCCCAAATACTGTCTGTCTGCGCTTTTGTAAGTCCTTCTGATTTGCAACCTTTGTAAAAGTCCTTTTTCATTTGTTCGATTATCGGAACATATTCTGGCTTTGTCAAGTTCTCCGCTTTCTTCATAATCTTTAACATATCGAAAGATTGTTGTTCTGTCAGATGTCCTACTTTCTGTGCTACTTCTGTTGTTTGTTCTTGGTACAACATTGTTCCATATGTTTCTTTTGTATACTTGTAGTACGGTGTTGTTGTGTCAACTTTTCCAGATAACTTATTATGTGCATATGTTTCATGCATATGTAATTGTAATGGTGCAGGTCTGTTTAACGCATTTACGGCTATAACATCTTCTACACAATCACAATGTATCATATCAAGTATCTTCTTAGGTGTGCTTTTTTCCATCTGGAATACACCATCAGTATTTCCTCTCCTAAATGATTCTAAAACTTCCTTAGATTCAATGTCTTTTTCTGTTGGTTCATATCCTGTTAATTTTTTCATAGTTAACATTTCTGATTCTGTTTTAAGTCCTAACATATCGAACTTTACACAGTTAATATGTTCTAAATCATCCTTATCATAACAACTGCTTAATGCTCCTGTTTTTCTGTCTCGCATTATAATACATGTATAGTCAGATATATCTGTACCAACTACTGCCACACCTGCCGCATGTTTTCCTAAGAACCTGACTTTTCCGTACATCTTACAGAAATGTTTTATAATGTTATCATATGTATCATTATACTCTATTGTTTTATATCCGTCAAGTAATGCTTTCAAATTTAATTCATCATCGAACACAAATGTCCTAATATATGATTTTATCTCTGCAACTGTCTTTTTGTTTTCGTTTCTTTCATAGTCATCTATTTCTTTTGTTGTTCTCAGACCACACACACCTGCAAGGTCATTAACTAGATTGTCTATTCCGTATTTACCATATGAACATATTTGTATAGCTTTTCCTTTGTATTTAGTTATAACATGGTCTATAACTTCCTGTCTTCGGCTTGTTTCAAAGTCTATATCTATATCCGGCAACTGCTTCTTTTCCTTACGCATAAAACGGCTAAAATCAAGATTATATTTGATACTGTCAACGTCTGTGATTCCTATCGCATATGCTATCTCACAATTGCACACAGAACCACGACCACCGCCAACTGCAATACCTTTGTTTCTCGCCCAGTCTGCATACTCTCTTACGATTAAGAAATAATCTGCAAATCCGTGATAATTAATAACATCAAGTTCATATTTACATCTGTCTATGTACTTTTTGTTATACTTTCCTTTTTCCTTTAGTCCTTTTATAACAAGTTTTTGCAACTCTTTTTTACTGGATGCCAAACCTAAATCTGGCAATTCAAGTTCCAATCCATCAAGTATGTTATCTTCCACTTTGTCATATATTTGTTTCATGTTATCCACAAACATTTCTGCAACTTGTATAGGATTCTTGAACTTGTTTTTATACATTTTTGCAAAACGTTCTACGATATCATATTCACTTGGCATATATCTTTCGCCATATGTATTTTTTACGTCTAATGTTGTTTTACCAATTTCATGCATTTTGCAGTATGTGTCGAAATCTTCTTTCTTTCCAAAATGACTATCCGATGTTAGTATGCATTTTATATGTTTTTCTCTTGCTATATGCATTAATGTATAGTCTACTCTTTCTTGTGTGTGTTTCTTGTCTATCTTATATGGCTGTATTTCTATGTATAAATCTTTGCCAAAAATCTCTTTGAACTTGTCTAATAACTTTCCTGCTGTTTTTCTGTTTCCATTTATAATAGCTTGTGACGTTGCAGACGCTATACAGGCTGTTGTACATATAAGACCATCCGAATATTTTTCTAATAACTTAAAATCTACTATCGGCTTATAATAGAATTGTTCTGTATTCGCTTTTGTCATTATGTGACACAAGTTTTTATACCCCTGTAAATCCTTAACAAACAAGTTTAAATGATACGATTTTCTTTGCGGATTTTCCTTGTTAAACTTTGGTTGAAAATATATTTCACATCCCATTACTGGTTTTATTCCAACTTCATTACAGGCTTGATAATGTTTGATTAATCCACTGATTGAACCATGGTCACTTACACCTAAAGCCTTATAACCTAATTCTTTTGCAATCTTAGCCAAATCTGTTGATTTTCCAAAACCATCGAATAAACTATACTCTGTATGTCTATGTAAATCGAAAAAGTTTCCCATATTCAATTTTCCCTTCTTTCACTGTTCTCTTAACTCTCTTATATTATAACAAAAGGGTTGAACTATGTCAACCCCTTAATTGAAACTTTATTCAATTGCTAATTCTTTTTTAATTTTTGCAATATCTTTTTCAATCACCCTACATCTTCTGTCGGATTCCTCTCTTAGAATATTGGCTGTTTCATACTGCGATTTTCTCATATCTTCCATTTCTCTTTGTATTCCAATTTGGAATGTTAACTCTTTCTTGGCTTTCTTTTTCGCTTTTCTTATGTTCTTTTCATACTGTTTTCTTGTAATGAACATTGTTTAATCCTCCCAATCGTCTTCTTCGTCTTCATCCCAGTCATCAGAATCGCTTTCCTCTTCGTCATATTCTTCTAACAGGTCAATATAGTATTCTTTAGATTTCTTCGGCTTACAACTGATTTCACGCTCTTTACACAGCTTATAAAGTTCCTGTGGCTTCATGCTTTCATAGTCATTTTCCTGTTCTTCTTCGTCTTCCCATTCGTCCTCGTCTTCTTCTGGTTCATTCATTGGAACTTTTGTTTTGCTCTTTCCTTTTTTCTTTTTGTTTCTTGGCTTTTCGTCTTCCTCTTCTAAGTCCTCAGAATTATCAGCCGGATAAGCTTTATCAATGCATTTAAGAATAGCTTCATCCGACATTGCATGAATCTTTGTGTTTCTGAACTTCTTTTTATCCAGTCCAATTACGCTAAATGATTTGCCCTGTCCAGAGCCGTTCTGTTTAATCTCATAATCTCTGTCTGTAAGTGTTCCATATGCTTCATACAGACTTGCAAGTGTAGCAACTGGTGAGCACTGATTAACTGCAAACATTAATAATTTAACTTCTTTGCTTTCATAATCATATACAGACCATACGAACATAGAACGTGTTCTTAGATTTTCATCGTCACAGTATTCGCACTCACGTCCAAATTCTTCTTGGCATGGTACATTTACACCGAGCGCAAAACTATCATGGAATTTTACTTCCAATCCATCTTCCATATCAGACAAAAATCTTACACGTACTTTTGTTCCTTCTTTAAAAAACATAAACTTTCCTTTGCTACTTCCGCTTTTTGCAATTGCTGACTTAATGTTTCCTAACGTAATCTTTCCCATTGTTTATTGTTCTCCTTTACTATTGTTTAAAAATGTGTGTACGGAAATTTGTGAACTTAACAGCACTAAAATCTAACGGGTTTAAAATATAACCACCAAATTCTATCCAACCTCTAAAATCTCTGTCTGTTAGTGATTTCTTATATACATCTACAATTTTATCCGTTATCTTTTTTGTTCTGTCTGTTACGTCTTTGCAAATAATATTTAACAATTCCTTGTCAAACTTACCTTTGTTTTTATTCCTGTTGAATCCTATGATACTTTCATATCTGTTGCAAAGACTTTCGTATTCTTCACTATCTTCATTATACTCCATACCGATTACATTGTCAACTGTTAATTTTTCTCCGCTTACCTTTTGTATGAACTCTGCTGTCATTTTGCATTGTACTCCTAGTTGCATTTTTCACACTCCTTTCTATAAGCTTTATTTGCCGTTTTAAGGCTTCTTCTGGCATCTCACCAGTATCTTTTACACCCTCTGGATATGGAAAGCGTATAACCTCAAAAAAACGCTTTAAATACTCTGTTCCTTTATTACCTTTATCATCATTGTCCAATGCGCTTACCACTGTTGTCACACCTTTGTCTTTTAACTTTTTTGTTTGTTCATCTGATATGTGCCATCCTAATAACGCACAACAGTTTTTCACATGCCCTCTTGTTCTAAGGCTTAAGTAGTCCATGAATCCTTCACATAAGAACACTACACTGTTCTCCGAATAATTCCCACACAAAGTATCACGCTTTCTGAATCCATCATTGTATAGATACTTTCGTTTCTTTTCTGTCCATTTGTTTGTTGTTCTTCCAACCCATCCTTTAAATTCTCCATTATCTAATATCGGAAAAACAAAAGGATAAGCTATATTATAGTTAACTCTGCAATCTGCAATGTTCAAGGCTCTTTTCGTAAAACCTCTATCCTGCATATATTCTAATGTCCTTCGTTCATCATCTGTCCTTATATTGTTCCAATCTACCGACCGTAATCCATAAAAGTAATCAGATGCTTCTATTAACGCCTGCTTGTTACTCTGTCTTCTTTTCTTTCTGTAATGTACATTTAACTCTTTTACTTCTTTACTCCTTACTATCTTTTCTAACAAGATACAAGCCTGTAAATCATTCAATTCTGGATTGGCAAGTTTTACGAATGTTAACACATCCCCTGTCAATCCGCAACCAAAACATATGAAAGAATTTTCTTCCAAATTGATTCGCATTGATGGATTTATATCATCATGGAACGGGCAAATAATATTGAATGTTGAAGTTTGTATTTCTCCAACTAGGTTATAGTACATTAATACTTTTGCAAAGTCTTTTCCACTATACTTTCTTGTCATTGTATCACTCTACTGTTCATTCAACTCTCTCAGAGTTATATAAGGCTCTCCACACTCGACTGTGTAGCAATCTGTAATGTCTTCTTTTGTAATTTCTCCTACTTCATACAGATTATCAATCTTTTCATCCTGCACTTCTTCTGTAACTGTAATATACTTTTTGAACTTCTTTGCATCAACTCCACAAGCTTTTAAATATTTAATAAGTCCATCCATATCACTTATTGTATATGTTTTGCTTACAACTTTTTTAAACACTTTCTTGTCAAGTTTCTTTTTCAGTTTATCAACATTCCAGATGATTTTCTTTTTCCTAATTTTGTTCACTCTCAGATTTACAGGGTTTTCATAAAACTCAACCCCATCTTTCAATCTGATTTCAAATGAACTTTCATTTTTAGGAAGGTTGCTAAACATATAATTGCTGATTGCAAGCTGTTCTTTTTTTCTAACATCATTGTAATACTTCTCAGCTTTTTCTTTTGTTCTTTTCGCAAGTAACAGCCTTGCAACTGATTCTTTAATTAATGCTGTTGAATCTTTCATCAATAAGCACCTTGCCTTTCTCTGTTCTCTGTTTTACAAGAAACTTTTTGATATCCCACGGATACGAACACTCTCTGCCTTTTCCTCTAATGTATAATAACTGTTCAAATCCAAGTTCAAGTTTTGTTCCTAACAATGTTGAAACTCTTACGAGTTCTTTTTTTCTATTGATGCCTACAACTTTTGCTGTTCTAAGCTTTTTATAGATATTACCATCCGCCGCTTCTACATAATGGATGAATGCTACAAAACAACCAGTCTCTAACTCATTGTCATAAATCTCCTGCTTTTTTCGTTTTCCATATTTCGTTTCAAGCTGTTCAATTGTTTCTGCAAAACTGATAAAACCAGTCTTATTTGTTTCTTCCTGTTTATTATCTTTTACAGGTTCTTCTTTTACTTCATGTTTTAATACAGGTTCATCCCAAGCCTCTTCATCATCTGCGGCGGCTTCTTCAATCTTTTTATTGATGTCTTCCTGTTCGTCATCTGACTGTAATAATCTTTCGATTAACTCCGACTTTGTGAACTTATGTCCTTTGCTTTCAAGCTTTAATCCTCTTTCTCTGGACATCTGTTTTAATTCTGCTACTTTCTTTGTCTCAAGTTCTGCTTTCTTCATCTTTGTTTCTCCTTTTGTTTGCTTTGTTTTATTACACTATTATATTAACATATATGATTTTGTTTGTCAACTACCAATTTAAAATATTTAAAATAAATCCGCAAAAGATAATTCCTGCAATTGGTAACAAAATTGGTGCTGTTGATTTTAGGAAATTTACTACTTTCATTTTTACACCTCCAAAAATTTCTTTGTAACATATCTTCTTATAATATGTTTTTCATCTTCACTTATCTTTCCAATTTCATGCATACAATCAATATAACCATAACACTCTGCCTGTGCTTCTAAGATTGATATTGCTTGCGCTCTGCACTCTTTTATTTTACCTTGTAAATACTGTTCGATTGCTTTCATTTATTCCTCCTTCAAACTTTGTTTACTTGTTTTCTATGATTCAATTATACTACTAACATTTTTATTTGTCAATAGTATAATTAAAATTTGTTTTTTTATGCTATTTCTACAGATTCCATAAAGCTTCTTAAAATTTGCTTTTGTTCTTCATCTGTTAAAAGTTCCATATCCCAAAAGGCTCTTACATATCCGTTAAAATGCGATACATAACTGTTTTTATACTCTGCAAACTCTTCACAAGAAATTAATCCTTGTTTATATTGCTCATATCTATGACTAATCCTTTTGAGCATAAATGTTTCTCTTTCTCTAATTTTCTGTAATGCTAATGTTTTCATTTTTTGTTCTCCTTCAATGGTTGTTCTCTTGTTCTTTACAAGTATTATTATATACCTTGTTCTATTGTTTGTCAATACCTATTTCCAAACTTCTTGAAAAACTATTGCTATCATTAACAGATAACATAAGATAATTGCAACATAATATTTCATCATTCATTTCCTTCCTGTTTATCTACAAATACACGCTTTCCATATTCACCAGAAACATAAATCTTGCACCAACAAATATTTTTATATCCTGCATCATTTCTTAACAACTCTTTTAAGCACATATCTCTTTCTTTTGCTGACTTTACATTAAATGTGTCTTTGTATCCTTGTACCTCAAAATAAATTGCATACTTCATATTCATTTCTCCTTCTCTGCTGTGTTTGTTTTCTTTATCTTGATTTAATTATACATCAAAGGGTTGAACTTGTCAACCCCTTTTTAATATTTTTTATGCGATACAAACTCTGCTAACTGATTCTTTTATGACCTGTGAACCATATTTTGTTCTAATATCTGCCATTGTTGTTTTGCCATAACTTCTCGTTACTTCTTCTGGATTGTGCCAATACCACATTTTCTTTTTACTCGCCCATCTAAAACCATTCTGTTTTAATTCTGTTTTGCATCCATATGTGTTACCACTTACCCAAATCCAAGAACCACAAATCTCTATGTCAATGTTAAGATTGATTATGTTGTTAATAACATTTCTTAACATTTCGTCCTCTTCCATATTGTATTTCTTTTTATTTTCTTTTGTATCACTGTTTTTAAGAACTTTAAAAAGCTGTTCATATTCAACATTGATAGTTTTAATTGCTTCTACAGAGCCACCGTTGTCTGGATGATTTTCTTTCACAAGCCTTTTGTATTCTTTTCTAAGCTCTTCCAATGTTTTGATGTTTTTAAAATATTTCATATTTAACTCCTTCACTTAATGCTCGCTTTGTTTGTTTCTAAATATATTAGAAACATCGTGTCTTCCATATGTCAAGAACTATTTTAAACAAATTACAATTGTACCTTCGTCATGTGTCCAATCTGCAACCTTATCTCCTAAATGTTTGTATAATAAATACTGCCCCTGTCCGGTACATATATATGGTCTATTATTTTTTACAATAATAAGTTTGCCATTTACAAAATCAAATCCTTCATAGTTCTCAATAAACTCTCTCAAAGTTTCTCCTTTTTCTCTCTCAAATTCAACTGTAAGTTTGCCATACTCACCAGACGCATAAATTTTGCACCATGCTATATACTTAAATTCATCCCTATTTATCATGTTCTGTATATTCATATTTCTTTCTAATGCGCTGTCACAATTAAATGTGTCCTCTGTTCCATCATTCCATGTAAAATATACTGCATATCTCATAATTTGTTCTTCTTCACTTATTGCTTTCCTTTTGATGATTATATTATAACACATACAAAATAAATGTCAATACATTTTTATAAATTTCTTTAAATAAAAAATAGACCTATATACTATATAAATATTATATATAATATATAAGCCTATTATGTTTTATTTGCGTTTATTCTGTTCTTTCAATTTTCGAACTTCTTTGTCTGTGTACTCTTCGTTGTACTTCTTTTTGTACTTTTCATGGTACTTGTCTTGCATATTGTGTATTGCTACAGAATCATAACCTGTACCATTAAGCTGTTCGCACATTCTGTTCACTTTCTTAATTTCTTTTGTAACATCTTCCACAAGGTCTGAAATGTACTCGGCATCCGCTGTCATACCATAGTTAATACATTCCTGCCATACTTCTTCGTATAACTGCTTTGTTCTTTCTTCCCATTCCTTATACTGTGTCATTGCAGATTTCACAAACTTAGGTAGCACATTGTCGTTTACGTCATTTGTTGTATATCTACTCCAATCAGACGGTATAATTCTTGGTATTTCCACCTGTCTCATTGGAATTATTTTATGGTGCATATTAATGTATTTATGATGCAGTTTCCTTTTTCCTGCTACTTCGCACATATACTGGTATTCTAATTTACGCTTGAATCCCTGCAAACCTAAAAAGCAAAAATAGTCTGCTAACTGTTCATGCATACCCAACGCTTTCTGCATATGTTCATCAAGTTTCAAATAGATTTCTTCTGCTTTCTGTTCCTTTTCTCTATCTGTTGTCCGAACATTACTGTATGTCTGCATTGCCCTTGTATCTGTGTTCCAAGGTTGTTCATCCTGTATGTTTCTGTTTTGTTCATTCATATTTTTCTGTTCATAGTTCATTGTGTTCACCTCCTAAATCGTTGGGAAATTAAATGATGTTTTTCCAAGTTCACAGACAGATACAATAAACGTTCCAACATCTGTTGCTACATTTGTGTGGTACACTTTTCTGCTTCTTATCTGGTCTGCGTGAACATTGTTTCCACATTTTGTCCTCAATACATACTGTGTTGCTCCATCCCCTATCGTTATCGCAACTGTATCTACACTTGTTACTTCTGGTATTGCTTGTGCAATACAGATACATACTTTTTCCTTGTTACTATAAGTGGCTTGTGGTATGTTTAGAACTAATACATTATCAGTCAGTGTTACACTATTTGTTTTTACAAAATGTGTGCAACCACCACAACCATAGCCACCGTTATTGTACAAACTACATGCCATAGTTATTACCATCCTTTCTAAATCATTTATTTAACAAAATAAGGGCGGATATTTCACCGCCCTAAGTAATTCACGCATAAGCGGATAAAATGTCTTAAAACTTAAATTATAAGCTTACACATACATTCTAGCATCCACAGCAATTATATTGATGTGAATACATATGTGCAGATTCATATGGACTGCACGTCTGATATGCCGGAATTGGTGTAGGTCTTAATGTAGAAATCAGAGTTGCGTTCTGTGCCTGCTGACTTAACTGGAAGTTTGCTGTCTGTAACTGGTCACGTAAACTCTGGATTTCATTCTGTGTCATTAATGCTCTTGTCGCATCACCATCTGCTTTAATTGCATTTACGATATCGCAAGTGTTTCTTGCATTTTCATAGCGAACTGCATCAATGTTCCGCTGTGTTGTGCAACAGCAATCTGAAAGCTGTGTAGCAAGTGCATTTGTGTTCTGCATACCTGCAACAGCCACATTGTTAATTGCCTGCTGTGTTCCATTAAAGCCATTAAGCAGAGAAGTGTTAACTGCATAGAATCCATCACATATACCATTTTCCAGACCATTAAGTTTGTTCATAACGGCTTGGTTGTCGAATCCTCTCTGAATTGCGCTATCTGTATATGCGCTTGCTGTGCTATTCATGCCATTACCTCCCCAGTTCCCAAAGTTTCCACCCCATGCAAGGAGAAAGAAAAGGAAGAAAATCCAACTGCCGTTACCATCTCCAAACATACCGTCATTGTCTCTTCCGAGTGCTAATGCATCCGCTACACTTAATCCATTACCATCCATACTCATACTAAGTACCTCCTGTTAATTAATATTTATATAAACCATTTAGGTTTATACCTTATTTAATTCCAAACATCTTTTTAAAACTTTGGAACTCTTTTAATGCGTGTTGCATATTTATTCCACGCTGTTGACACAAATTAGCGGCTGTCTGTTCTAATTCTTTTTCGCTTTTTCCTTGTGCCATCTGTTGTGCTCTCTGAAAAAGTGGATTATTATTAAAATTGTTCATCTTCACTTTCCCCTTTCAACTTATTTATTTGTTTTGTTAATATCTCTATTGCTTCTTCAAAATCCTGTTGTAAAACATAACTACTGTTTGTATTTGTTTGTGCTTGTGCTTGTTTCTGTTCTTCCAATACATATGTTTTTAGTTCCGCTGTTCCATCTAATAGTATTTGTTTTGTATATATTCTTTTGTTTGCAACATCTGTGAACACATACATACTGCCATCTAAATCTATCATGCTTGCCCTTGCTTCTTCCAAACTAGATACAGGTCTGCCCTTAATCATTTGCATTTGTTGTGGTACTTGCTGTTGCATCATTTCCTGTTGTGGAAACATCTGGTTGTATTGGTTCTGCAAATTGTTCATTCTCTGCTGTGCTAAATTTTGTTGTACATTCCCATTTATGGGATAGGAATAATTACCATACATTTATTTTTCCTCCTTTCGTTTGTACAATTATATTATATCTTATCCAATTATTAACAAATATCATAAAAGTATCTATTAAGTTTCTTAAAAGTATGCAATAAAAAAGGAAGGTCTTTCGACCTTCCAATTAGAATACACTTCCTAACTTCATAAGCATTTTACGATGTTTTCTTTTAACTGTTACTTCGGACATTCCTAATTCATCTGCTATGTATGTTAGTGACTTCTTATCCTTATAATGCATTAACAATATTTTCTTTTCTTCTTCACTCAGCATTGTTCTTTCTAATATGCTACGAAATTCGTCTACTGAACTAATACCTTTTAATTTCTTTCTTGTCTCTGCGTTTTCCTTATCCATTCGCTTTTCCACTCCCCATAAATTTACCACATACAGGGCATTTGTACTGATTACCATCTACATCGTTGTATTCTGCATTTGCATTATCTCCGTCTGTACCAACATCTACAGATTTTGTTTCTGTTGTTTGTTCGGTTGTAACATAGTCATATTGACTTTCATACAAAACGAAACCACAATAGCCTACAACCGCTTCAAGAAACATTAATACTATAAGCAACACTATTATTTTGTCCTTAACTTTGTTAGACCTTGTGTATTCTTTCTGTGTGTCAATCAATAATTCCTGTAATTCATTTTCTTCCATTTTTACCACCTACATTACAGAATCTTTGTAGATTCCTTTGTCTCTTACACTACTTGTTCCCAACTTATATTCTCCATTTTCACGTCTGTACATCATTGCAGGTTCATACACTCCATTTCTTCTTACATAGCAATTAGACTGCAATTCAAACATGGCATACAAAGTCATATCTTCTTCTATCTCTTCATTCCCTTCAATAATCATTCCATTTCCATCATACCTTGTATTCCAATTTACGAACTTATAGTTCTTTTTCTTTGCTGTTGGCATTTTTCCAATGCTATTAATTGTTTCGTGATACCCAACTTGCATTACATAAGCATCTTTGTATTCTTTTCCATTATGAATAACTGCATCTGCACCAACAGAAGTAAATGTAATAGTGTATTGCACTTTTTCCCAAACAGCATATAATGTTACATTTTCATCTGCACCATATGAACCACCTGCGTAATATTGCGGTTTTGTTGCATTTTTATTTGTACTCCATCCAAGAAAAACATGTCCATTTTTCTTTGGTACTTTGCTACTAAGCGTTAGCACATATCCATATGTTTTTGTCTGACTGTTTGGTGCACCAGTACCACCATTTGCATCATATTTTACTGTGTGTGTTGGTCTATGTGCTGTCCAACTTGCACTAGCGTTCGAACGTCTTGTTACATTAGACGATATATATTGCGAATATCCTGTCTGCGTGACTGTCTTTCCATATCCAATAACTCCAACATATATAAGTCCAGATGCCCCATAATTACCTGCACCGCCAACAGATACCGAACCACCCCAACTTTTAGAAATCATTGTTCCGTTAAAGTTACCTCTTGTTACCTGTATATACCTTTGCACCCATATTCTATGTCCATTTGAACCGTTATCTTCTGAGTATATCTCTACTACTGTACGGAAACTTGAATTTGCTGTTCCTGCCGTATTTCCATATGCTCTTGCTCTAAGTATAGCCATGTTTTCACCTACTCTTCTGCAAACTTAATATAGATGTCACCATCCTTACCAATACTATTATCTGGGTCTTCTGTTCCGCTTCTAATTGTTGGTAAATCATCTAATTGTTTTTGTAATTTCGCCGCTACATCACCATCTAACTTGTCCTTAATTGATTCGAACCACGTATTGAACTGACCTTCGAACTGGCTATATGCTTTTCCAAAATCAAGCTGTTGTATAAGTGCCGCTACAATTCCACAATATTCCGTGTTTAGTCTTGTATCTGTTATGTCTCCTTCTGTTATTGTTGTAGCTCCTACCTTGTTTGAAATTATCGCTAATACAAGTTCATGTATGTTCGTTGTAGATATAGGGTACACGCTCGATACAAACTCTCTAGCCTTCACAATAATTTCCCTACTTGCTTTATTAAGTTCTGCAACAATAACTGTATTCGATGAGCCTGTGCCAGAATTTACATTTAATTGTACCACCTTGTCTTCATCAAGTTCATACCAATACCCATCAATAAATGCTTTACCTGCTTTCACCTTTACTGACAATCCAGTGTTAGGTATCACCTTTAATTGGTCGGCAGGACTACCATAAACACCATTGCCTACAAAATTCGCAAAATATTTTGCAAAATCCGAAGCATCATATGTTCTATCATATGAACCATTAGAAAGTTTGTTTGCATTATAGAATCCACTTCTTTCTGCCATTTCTGCATCTCCTTTATTTTCTATAATTATTATACTATATCTTTTTATTCATGTCAAGAATAATTTTAGTCTACTTGAAAACTATCTCCTAAGCACACTACTACTCTATAGTTTATTCTTGTTTTTGTCGCTGTTTTTATGTCTCTGTCAAATACTGCATACCAACTGTTGTTTTGAAATGTTACACCATCTATATGTGCTGGGTTTGCTAATCCATCCCCATTCACAACTGTTACTATATACCTTGTATTGTCAGTACCGGATTCTATTCCGAATCTTTTTTTAAATTGTTCTCTCAACCAAGTCAATCCAAAAATTTTTTTTGACGAACCAGAAACATTTGTAACATAAGTTCCAGAAAAACTATAATCTCTTGCTGTGTTCCTTGTTGCATCATTTAGATACTTTATGTTTGTTTCAATTTGCTCTATTTTTTTAAACCCATCTTTTATTTGTGTAACTGTGTCTTTTTTTATCTTCCCATATTGCAATGTAACATCTACTATTCTTTTTGAATCTTGTTCCGTAACTATAACCGCTATTATTTGCGCATCTATAATTATACCGAGTTCATCATCTTTTATCGTAACCCAATCGCCTTTATCAAAATCTTTTCTATATTCAAGATTTCTTACAGTTACCGTAGATTCATACGCATGAGAAACATTATTTTCTTTTGCTTTTTCATTTGCTCTATTTTTTATATTTGTTTCATATTGTTCTTGTGTTAATTTATTTCCATCCGCATCCTCACTTTGTAAATCTCTTGCATCTATCCATAATTCAGAACGATTCCACCCAGTTTGTTCGCCTATTGCATTTTCTTGATTTATCTTTAGCTCATACCACTTTCTATCAGTTCCTTCTCCCTCGCCTGCTACATATGCAGTATTCCTATAAGATTCACTATCTTTTGTATATGCCGTTCTGCTTATATTGCTTAATGATTGCGAAAAAATAATAGCTTCGTTTCCTTCCTTGTTTTTTACTCGCCTATCTGTACCAGAAGATAACATTAGTGTCCAGAATTTAACATTTGTTTCTATATCTAATCTGTCTGAATATACAGAAGTTAATTTTGGATAGAAAAATAAACCTAAATCATCTAACTCCATTATTTCCTGTATTTCATCCCATAAATACCCACCTGTCACCTGTTTTTTTACTGCGCTAAGTTCTTTGCTTTCTGACACATCATCAGTTGCAACATTCATGTAAACGTATCTGCTACTGTCTATATTGTCCAAATCAAAACACATCTGCAATAATGCTACTATATAGTCTACACTATTACCTGTAAAATCTACAATAGAATTAATTACTCTTTGTGTCAACAAAACTGGTGCTAATCTTCCAGTTATAGTTATTGTCTTGTCATATTCGCTATCACTGTCTTTTATGACTTTTTCAACCTTTCCGACTGTAAATTCATCAAGCAAAATGTAATATTGTTCTTTTTTATTAAATAAATAGTTGTTTTCTTTTACCAATTGCGCTAGTACTTTAAAAGTTCCGATTTCTCGGAACTTGTCTTCATACTGTGCAAATGTGTATTTTTTAAGCGTATCAATAATTTTAAAATTACTGTTCATTACTCTTAACATATCACATACCCTTTATATTATAATACCTTTCTGTATACTCTATATACATTTCAAGATTGTTCTTGTATTGTTCATCCACTTCATACGAATAATAATATGTACCTTTTTTAATATCAAAAAGTGTGCTTTCGACATTCATATTTGCAATTATGGACTTATCCTCACCTGTACTAGAATCATGCAGTATTATGCTTTCTTCTCCGACTTCTGTGTTAATGGTAATATAATCTCCATCATCCAAATCTAATTCATAAAACGAAATATACTCGCCTGTGTTCACATTATACACTTTTGGCGTTCTAACTATTCCTCCACTTGCTTTTATTACTATCTTACATCCGACATCAACATCACCATTATTATTGCAAGCTACACTTTGTCTTTTCATTATTTCGCCAAATACTACATGTTCGTCTGTTTTATCACTTGTAAGGACTAATGGAAAGTGTAACATTCCATCTACATGCGATAAGTTAATGTGTTTCTGTTCTATGTAGAACAAAGGATTGTAACACTCAAATTCTAATGTGAACAGACATAACACTTCATTGTTTTCTGTTTCATCTGTACTATATTTAGGCGGCTGTGTAGGTCTTGCAAGAATATGATAATCACCTACTGTTACTAAAACATCCTGATATATAGATATCACACTGTCAAGATATAATTTATTTTCCTGCACTTCTTTTTCTTGTACGTTCAAATATTCTTTCCATGTTGTTCCACTAGGATTTATGTTTGCTGTGTCTGCAACAACATATCCTACTAACGAAGGTTTTCTTGTACCAACTGTCATCCCTTCCAATGTTTTACCAATCTGAAATGGAACTCTATATGTTTCTTGTTCAATTGTTGGCATATCCCAATCAATAGAATCTAACACGAATCTTCCATTTCCACCTTTGTTTAACTCTACTTCTTCCTGTGTGTCTGTGTTCATTAATTTTAGAGAATTTATCACAATCTCACCTCCTACACACCGAACAACAATTCTCTTTTTGCTTTCTTCTGTTGTCTTGCATATTCATAAGGGTCTGGCTGTGTATTGTAGAAAATGAATGTATCTCCATTTCCACTTGCATTTCCTTCGCCTTTATTATACCTCACATTTTCTTGTTTTGTCAATACCCTTTCGCCTTTATGTAACTCTGCAATATATCCATTATAGGGTACATAGTCCAAACCATTTGCATGATGACCTTTTGCGGCTTGTTTAGCGGCTTCTACAGTGGTTCTTATCTTTACGCCTATGCTTCTTCCTGCAAAGAAACTTTGCATGGCTGAAAATGCACTACTAGCTTCTCTCGAAGCACTCGATGTTGTATTTCTATCAACATTCGGTGATTTTAGTGTTCTGTTCATTTTACTTTGCATTTCACTATGTCCTGCACTACCAACTTTTCCAGATTCATTTTTTACTTTGCCTGTGTTTCCTCGTATTCCATTTGCTACACTATCGTCTACTTTAAGACCTAAATCTTTCATTTGTTGCAAAACAGCGGGTCTTTGTGACGCTTCTCCATTCTGCAATTGCATTAACAACCGTACCGCCTGCTGTTGTACGGATGGGTTCATTCCTGCCAACTGTGTTACTAAACTTTTTGGAACATCTATTCCTAATTGTTTAAAAAGTGTTGTTAATTCTCCTTTTTTAATACTAACACTATTTGCCATATTTGTCAATATGTTCATTGTGGTTTGTTGAACTGTATCACTTTTACTTGCAAGACTATCTATTAAAGATTGCGGTGCTTCGATTCCTACCTGTTGGAATTTTGTTTTTAGTGTGTTTTTGTCCTGTTCCAATTTCGCTTCTAGCTCTTTGTTCGCTTGGTCTGATAATGCTTTTATTTGTGCAACTGATTCCTCTGTAACACCTGTAGCACCATCAGCTAACGCTTGTTTCATTTGTTCATATTTTTCATTCAACGTTTGTGCTTGTTCTTCAAGACTTGCCCTAGTGGCTGTATTTGCTGTTTGAAAACTATATTGTATTTTTAACAGCGCATCACTTATTTTTTGTGCGTCACCTTCAATTAATGCACTTGATAATCCTTCATAATTCGCAACTGTTTGATTATATCCTTCCATTGCTTCTCTACTATCATCTATTGCTTTTGTTTGCTGTTTTACTTTTTCATTTAATCCTTCAACTTTTCCTTGTGCCTGTAGCATTGCATTGTAATAAGGATTTGCTTTTCCTGTTCCTAATTCCAAATGACTTGTATAATCATCGAGTGCTTTTGTTGCTTCTGCTTCTGCTTTTTTAAGCTTTTGTTTTGTTGCCATTACTTTTCCAAGATTTTCATTGTACAATAATGTTGCTTCTGATTGTTTTTTTAGTGCTTCACCATACTGTTCTTGCATTGCACTTTGTACCGCTTCTGCTCTTTTCTTTTCTATTACCTGTTGTATTGTATTTTTTAGCTTGTCATATTCTTGTACCTGCCCATCAACTATGCTTATTTCTTTTCCTAGCGAATCAGAAAGCTCACCTGCAATAAACTGTGCATATGCTTCTTTCCCTGCTAATACTCTACCATTTGCATCTACTGTACCTTGTAACTTTTCCCACAATGTTTGTTGTGCTGTGCTTTCGTCATTTGCACTCTTTATTGCATCTAATTTAGATTTATTAGATTCATCGTAAGCCTGTTTTAACTCTTTTGTTCTGTCTATTAACATTTGTTCTTCCTCAGACATTTTACTGCCTGCTTTTTTGTAGTTTTCCATTTCTCTTGTATTTGCTATTAATGCAACTGTAAGAGCCGCTACACCAATCACTGCCGCCCCTGCCGGATTTGTAACAAAACTCATAATTCCTGTACCAAGACTAGAAAGCGAGCTAAACCATTCTCCCGTAGCAAGTGCCGCTTTAATCTCACCTTGTCTATATAAGCCTATAGCTTGTACTAGCAAACTCATTTCTCCATTAAATTTAACAATACCTTTTCCAAGATTTAACATACTTCCTAACAACTTGCCACCTGCTAATGTTGCTAATGGTATCACTGTTGCCATTTTTCCAATGTTCACTACATTTGTTTTTTCTGCATCAGACATATCATTAAACTTTTTGACAAGGTTTGTTCCTGTATCAACAAATTTTCTGACCTCTGGTGTTAACTTCTTTCCGATAGATATTGCGGCAGATTCTACTGTGCTTTTAAATATCGTGAACGAACCTTTCAAATTGTCCTGCATTGTTTTAGCCATTCTTTCTGACGCTCCATCAGCATTATTTATACTGTCTGTTAAATTTTTAAAATCATCATCCGAAGAGTTAACTATAGCCAACAGTCCAGACATTCCTTCTTGCCCTGCTAATGTTGCCGCAAGGTTCGCCTTTTGCGCTTCTGACAGACCGCTAAATCTATCACGCATTTCAGACATTAATGTACTAAGTGGTTTCATGTTACCATTCGCATCTGTTAATGTTATGTTGTATTTTTCCATTGCCGCCGCTACTGTATCTGTAGGTTTTGCAAGACGTGTAAACAATGAGCGTAAAGCTGTTCCTGCTTGTGACGCTTTAATACCACTGTTAGCCATAAGTCCTATTGCCACTGCACAGTCTTCCGCACTATATCCTAATGCTCCTGCCACTGGTGCAACATACTTAAATGTTTCTCCCATAAGTCCTACATTCGTGTTAGAACGTGAACTTGCTTGCGCTAATATATCCGCAAAATGAGAACTGTCTTTTGCACTTAATCCAAATGCTGTTAACGCATCTGTAACAATATCAGAAGTTGTTGCAAGGTCTTCACCAGATGCCGCCGCAAGGTTCATAACACCAGATATACCGGACAGCATGTCATTCGTGTCCCAACCAGCCATTGCCATGTACTTAAATGCTGAAGCGGCTTCTGTTGCTGAGTATTTTGTTTTTGCACCCATCTGTATAGCTTTTGTTTCTAGTTGTTTAAATTCTGTTCCTGTTGCACCGGAAATAGCTTTTACTTCGGACATACCTGCATCAAAATCTGCTGTTGTTTTAAGTGCCATTGCACCTATAGTTGCCAATGGTACAGATACACTTTTTGTAAGTGTAGAACCAACCGCAACCATCGCATTAGATAAGCCTGTCATTCTTGTAGATATACTTGCAGAACTGTTATTGAACTGTTGCAAATCACTTCTAGCAGACACAAAACCTTTTGTAAACTTCGATGTATCTAATTCCAAATAGGCAATTGCTGTTCCCATATTTACCGCCATGTTTGTTTTCCTCCTTTCTATTCAAATTGTTTATAAAATTCCTCAAAACTACTGTATTCTTTTTTCTCTACTTTTTGTTCGTATATCGGCTTTTCTCCGTTTTCCATCATAAGCCTAATATAACTACACGCTTCGTTAAAACAAAAGGCAGTATAACTGTCCTTTATTCCAAGTATTTCACTTGGTAAACAATTATACTGCCTTGCAATACCGAGGACGCTTTCTATTTTTTTACTCTTCACGAAAAAACTTTAAGTTTTCCAAACCTCTGTTCACATATTCATAAATTTCTAGCAACTGTACGAATGTAAGTTTCATACCTGCTTTTTCAATCTCTTCAAAACTCGGCTCTACAAGCGTTGCTTTTGCAATAATCTCTAACACTTTCTTTCTTTCAGCCGATTCCTTGAACACTTTGTCTGGATTTTTGTTTTCCTGTTTTTGTTCTTGTTCACCAGAGTTAAACAATTCATAAGCTACACCAAGTAGTTCATTCGGAAACTCTGTTGTAACAACGTCTATAAGGTCTGGTCTTTTTAGTCTCGCTACAAAAGGTTGTGATTCTGAAAATGGTGTTAATTCCATAACAACACCACTAGAATACTTTGTAAGTTCTTCAAAAGTTGTAACTTTATTGTTTTCCATTTTTATTGTCCTCTTTTCTTTTTATATGTTTATTTTACCGAAATTCCTGTTTCTTCTGTTCCGCTAGAATACGCCACAGGCATTCCATTTTCTACACTCTGTGCAACTGTTGCCGAACTAAAATCTGGTAACTCATTAACGTAAGTTCTCTTATAAGGTGCTTCTCCTGTTTTTGGTGCACTGTTAATAGTATACTCAGATACACGGAATACATCATCTTCCATAGATTCTGTAAACGGTGTTCCTTGGCAGTTCGGATATGTTGTTTTTTCATATCTAACAATCTGTCCACTTGCATCATACTGCGCTGAATATGCGTCAAGTTCAAATACTTCTCCCTTATCATCACTGCCAGAAACTGGTGGCGTATATGTAAAGTCATCTGTCTCAAGACTTCCAGATATTTCTCCACCCTGTAGAATCTTTGCCAGTGTCGGACTAAATACATTATCAGTTAATGTTAATTGGTGTCCTGTAATTACAGTTCTTTGCGGCTTCTGAGCAATAATTCTATTAAGTTTCACAAGCTTAATAGCGTCCGTTGTTTCTGTTTGCGGTTCAACTCCAAGCTTATTAGAAGTATCAACAGCATACTCTACATAGTTTCCGCTTGTGCCAGTTCTGATAACTATAAGCGAGACATCTATAGTTGGAATAGCTTCTAATTTCTTTTTTGTATCTGCCATTTTATTTTTCCTCCTTACCACTTATTACTTGTTTCAATTTTGCGGCAACCTTGATATTGAAAAGATACCATGTGCCCTTTCACTGTTTCATCGTAAAAACTGTCTGTTTCATTGCCTAGATACATAGCTAATGGGTACACATTTTTCATATGCTTTTTGATTTCCAACACATAATCTTCCAACTCTGAATAGTTATGTTTCGGAACATAGCACATTATAGTATACAGTGGTCTTTCTGCGGACACGTTATACTCAGTTGTCGCACCGCCTTTTTTAATCACTGTATATTTTTTTATGCATTCCCCTTCATGTTGTCCTGCAAAATATACATCTATACCGTTTTCTTTCAGACAGTCATATATTTGTTTTAATACACTTTTTGTCATTTCAGATACCTCATAAGGTTTGCAAAACCTTTTAAGACTTCCGAACTACAGGCATTTAATGTCGGTTGTAATATCTCGAATCTTCTTTCATTGCACAGTTCAAGATATATTCCATAATAAACTCCATGCCCGATATTTATTCTTGTTTTAGTTGGGAACTGTTCTACCCAACCTGTTAGTCTCTGTCTTGCGTGTCCTGTTCTATCTGTCCATCTTCTATTTGTTTTTGCATAGTTTTCGAATTTCTTCGCACCTTCTTGCGCATACATTCTAACTGCTAACTGTGACTTGTTTTGTGCCATGTTTAGCCATCTTTCAATCTGCCTTGCATCAACTCTAAATGTTGCCATTCATAATCAACTCCATAGATATATCTGCAATAATGTTCATCTGTTCAACGTTGTTAACATCCGCAACTGTATATTCAAGTCCATTGTACTCTATTATATCTCCATTGCTGATTTCTTCTGTATCTGAATATTCAGCTAACACCATTGGCTGTCCTTTTGTTCTTGTAACAGTTCCATCTTTTACAGTCCTTGTTTGGAATGTTTTTGTTATGTGAAACAACCCACGGAAGGCTGTTATTGTTTCTTGCTCACCCGTGGGTTCTTTGTATTCATCAATTTTGTTTCTTTTTGCAGTGAACTCTGAACCATGCATTTTTATTTCTCTTTTCACTTTGTATAGTTCAATGCTTTTGTTCATCATAGCACCCCACTGTTAGTCTGAACATATTTTGAAGCTAACATTTTAAAATAACTTGAACTGTCTTTCGTAGTTAGACCACTTACATTCAAACCTGTTGTTTCTGCTTTTATGATTAATCCTTCATAGCTTGCTTTTTTAACATCTCTGTTGTTCATTTCAAGTAACGCTTCTAACTCGGAAAGTTCAAAATAAGGACATTGTTTTTCCCGTAAATTGAATTTTAACTGTTCAATATCATCCATGTTAGCACCTCCTTACATGTTAAGTTCACGCATTGCTTTCTGAATCATTTCTCTTGCTTCTGCAACGTTCCTTGCTCCATGTGTATCAATATTATGTTCTTTCGCAAACTTCATAAGTTGTGACTTGTTCATCTGTGAGATAGGAATTTCTTCCTTAACTTCTTCATGCTCTGGTTCTTCCATTTCATCTGCTTCAACATCAATGACTGTATTATCTTCTGGTTTTACTTCTTCTTCGAATCCATCTGCAATTCTGTAGCCTTTTGGTTTGAACATCCTTTCGTAGGCATCTTTACTTACCTTTCTTACTTCATGTCCAATTATAACATTTACCATTGCCATTGTCAAGACCTCCTTTAATCTACTTTTGTATCATAGATAAATACTTGGTCGGCAGTTGGGAAATCTGGCAGACAAATCATTGTCACTTTTGTATTTACGTTTACTGGGTCTGTTTCTGTTGCTGTTGTAATTGCTACACCTGTATCAACGATAGAAACATTTGCAACTCCGCTTGTCAACAAGTCTGATTCTTCTGGTGTTGTGCCGAACCATGTGTTTCCGAGCTTACCATCTGGAATTAACGTAAATGTATCCTCTGGAACATAATTTTGTGTCTTTCCATCTTCATCTTTGTATTTCTTATCATCAACGGCAATTGTGATACTAAGTTCATCTTTAATATAGGAAACAACTTTTGAATCCGAAATGAATCCCTTTCCATCTGTAAGAACCGCAATTGATTTCTTAATCTCTGTGTTATTTCTCATATATCCAATAACTTTGGAAGTTGTTACCGCCCTTGTAAGTTCAACTCCCGTGTCTTCTTTGATAGTATCCTGTGCTTTTCTGATATCATCCATGATTGTTGCTGTTGGGTCAGACCAAGACTTTGTTACAGTTTTCTTGTGTCCTTCTGGAATACGATAGTCATACTCGTAGATTTGTCCATTACTCTTCATAGAGATAACACCTGTTGTTAACATCATCATACGCATACGCTCACGCTGAGCCGCCGCACCCTCAAGAAGTTCTGTTTCATCTGCAAAGATTCTGTTTACAATCGTATCAATGTATGCTTGATTACCTGTTTCAATAATTATATTTAACTGTTGTCTTAACTCTTCATCAATGTATTTAGATTCTTTGAAGAACGGCATCTGTGCACTTAACTTCTCAAATCCAATTCTCGGTCTTGGTACTGCTTTTACGTCAAATGCACTTGCTTTAAGTACAACTGGTAATCCGTTTGAACCTTTTAACCAATCAAGTTTCAATCCGAGTTTCTTTTCATTCGGGAACAACTCTTCTCCAAGATAAGGTGCTCTGTCCTGCGTCATTAGTTCCCAATAAGACGCAATTTCCGTCGATGTAATAATATCGAATATTGTCATTGTTTATTTTCCTCCTGCTTTTGTTTTTATTTTAAGAATGTAACTCTACCTGCTAATGCAGTTTTTACATAGCTTGTAAGTTTTCCCTGCGTTGTTTCATCAATTCTATCAAGATTGACAAAACCGAAGATTAATAATGTTCCATTCGCATCTCCTGTAGTTACATCAACGTCATGTAACAAAACTCCTACTACATCGGAAGCTTCTGACGCTGAACCTGCTTTTGCGGCTGTGAATGGTGTTAATCTGTTCGTCAAGTCACCTGTAAGTGGTGTTCCTGCTTTAACAACTTTCTTTCCCAAAGAATTTGCTGTTGCCTGTACAGAATCATCTACGACAATTCCAACAGATACTTGCGGTTCTACATTGAACAAAATCTGATTTGTAGAGCCATATGTTTCTTTCTTGATACCTGTCTGGTTTAACATTTTTGTACCTCCTGTTTATTTGAAATAATTACTCTTTGTAGGTTTCTTTTTATTTGCAAAAAGTCTTGCGGCAATAGAGCCTTCATATTTATCTTCGATGTTTTCATCTTCCTGCTCTGTGTTTTTGCTTACACGCTTTCTTGTAACTTTTGGCTTTTTGTTTTCCTGTTCCTTTTCTTCATCCGAAACAAAATACATCTTACCGTTTGTTCCATCTTTAATTTCTGCAATAACCTTGTTAATATCTTTATCCTTTATTACTCTGGATTTTGCAATGACTACTAAATCATCTACCGCTTCTGGTTTTGCTCCAAGCTTAATTGCGGCTAACTTTGCTTCCGCTGTCTGTCTTGCTTCTCTTTCTTCTACAAGCTGTCTTGTCGTTTCCTTGATTACATCGTCTTTCTTTTCTAAGTCTGTTTTATTCTTTTCTTCGTCTTCCTTAGCTTTTGTTACGATGCCTTTAAGTTTTTCATCATCCTCAATACCGAGTGATTTCATATAATCTTTAACAGCCTGTTCTTTTACTGCTTCGACATCAACTTCCGGCTTGTCCTCTTTCGTTTTTGTTCCTTCTTTTTCTGTGTCTTTTTCCTGCTCTTTTGTTTCAGTGTCTTTGACATCTGTTTTTGTTTCTAACTCTGCCATTATTCTTTTCCTTTCTCTTTGTATTTAGACTGCAAAATCATGTTTGCACGTTCTAACCTGTTCTGTTTTTCTTTTACTTTCTGTAATCCTCTTGCATATTTGCTGTTTCTAAGGGATTTTAATTTTGTGGTTTCCTTCCTAATCTGTTTCTTTAATGCAAGTGTGTCCATATCATCATAACATATATCATACTGTGCTTTGCATTTCGGACACTCCATATAAGTTCTTATAATCTCATGCCCTTCTATTGTTTTAGTCTGTTCTTTTAACATGCAATCAAAATCATTTTTGCACACATCACATGTCACTATCAATTATATCACCCACTTTCTTCAAAGTCAAGCTTTTTACAAAAAGATTTTTATTTTTATCATATAAATTTATGCCATTACATCTTTCCGCTAACTCATTACGTTTTAATTTCAAACTTTCAGAAAGCTTCTTTTGTTTTCTATCTTCTTTTTTGCTTATAGAATCACCTCTCTGACGCTTTTTAATAGCGTTTAAAAGCAGTTTCTTGTAATCATTAAAAATTCTTATAGTCTGCATTGAATCGACCTGTAAAACGTCAATTTCACCGCATCTCTCACATTTGCTATAAATTACCCTTACAAATTCTCCTGTTTCTGTGTAACAATCTTTTTTGTAGACATTACATTGTCTTAATTCATTCACTTCTCCACATTTGCTACAAACTCTTTCGACTTTCAATTCTTTTTCATTCATGTTTTTTCTCCTACATAAAATCTAACACATAGTTATCAATATCTGGATATGTACCACTAGGACTTTGATACCACTTTCCAATCTTATCAGCTATTGTTGTCATACTATCTGGCATCACTGCTTCAAATGTACACATACCATTCGGATGGTCTAATGGTAATTCATCTTTTGGGAACACTCCTACACCTAAACCATACTGGTCTGTTTCTGCTCTCTCTCTACATATGTCACACACTCTTCCATGAAAGTTACTTGTAAGCCATCTATAACCTGTTACAAAAGGGTCATGCTCATTTACTGTCATAAAACTTTGTTCATACGCATGACTTACCATTGTCCTTGCAAGTCTTTGTGCATTATAATCTACTCTTCCAATATAGAACGTATCTTTTATTTTTTCGCCTACATATTTTGCTCTTTTTGCATCAACATCAGATTGCCTTGCATATCTCCATTTATGTATTGTTCTACTTGGTTTCTTTGCTGATGGTTCTACATATTGTTCAATTTCCTTTGCAATATCATAAGCTGATTTTTGCTGTGCTGTTCCGTAAGATATAATCTTCGATAATGTTTTCTGTGTTTTTTTATTATATCCCCATATTGCTTTACTTAATGTCCATCCTTTTTGATATATATTACCAGTTGTTATATTCTGAACAACATTTTCTGGAACATAAAAGAAAGCATTTACTATGTCTTTTTCTTCAAAACCACATTGTTTTAAATATGACCTTTTGTCCTGTACTACTTCATTGCTTATTGTTCTTATGTCTCTTACAATGTGGTTTTGAATGTCCATGTTTAATTGTTTAACTCTGCTATTTATATCTCTCTGCAATAATGTAAGACGCTGTTTGTTTATTATATCTTTTTCTTTTGCTATCTGTCTTGAAATATCAATATATAAACTTTCATACATTGATTTAATTTCTTTCAATTGTTTTCTCGTTATACTTTGTCTTACCTTTTCTGCATTCTTCAATCTCCAATTTATTTGTATCACCACCTTGTATGTTTTATTCCTTCATTTACTGCTACCTTCTTTACACTTAATATATTACACTATTCTTTTATGTTTGTCAACAACTTTTTACAAATTATTTTGGATTGTTTCATCTTCTATATTATCATCCACTTCTGTTTCGATTCCAATATCATCAAGTTTCGATTGTACTTGCTGATTCATAGACAGACTGTCAAACATGTTTAACTCTACTGCAATTTGCATAAGTTCTTCATCTATTTGTTCACCTGTCATTTCTGGATGCCATTTCTTTATGTACGATTTACGGCTCATAGCATTTGCATTAATTTCTGCCATATCTGTGTCTTTTTCTTCCTGTTCATCATCCATTAATGCATAGTTGTTTTCGATTAACACATCATATTCGATTTGATTCATATCTGTGATACCATACACAGATTTTACTATTTCTGGATTTCTCAATGCAATTTCTATAATATGGTTTACTATTGTTTCTAATGCAGGAATCCAAGTCATAAGCTTTTCATCGCATCTTACCTCCAAAGACCAATACAATGCCCTTAATGCTTTTCCACTTGTAATACTGCCTACAAGTGTTTCTTCGGAAATGTTCGGTACATCTAACATTCCATACATTGTTGTTTTCATTCTGTTTAATGTTTCTTTTACCGCTTCTGTATGATTCATTTGCGGTGCTAACACACCTATCATTGGCTTTGGTTCATCCATATTCTGATTGCTCTCCAAATCCCAATATGAACCAGCACTGCTTGAAAGTCCTTTTGTTGTTTCATGGTTCATATCTACAGTGTATCGGATTGGATTCATTCCTTTACCTTCGCTATCAATATCTGCATTTGCTAATTTACTATATGCACTTTCGATATCTTTTAAATCTTCAATTTCACTTATTCCACGTTTTTCATGTAGCGTTCCATCATTGAATATAATCACTACTGGAATTTCTTTTAAATCTGTTTCTGTTAATTTTATAAGTTCATTTATTGTTTTTCCTGCACCATCAAACAATATAGAACTCATATATATTGTTCCTTTTACATCCTCATACTTATTTACAAGGAATCTTTTGTCTGTTCTGCTTTTACTTTCCTGTACATTTTCAAAACTAATAAACTTTGTTAGTCTATCCGTTCCATATTCTGTTTCATAATAAAATTGTAATGCATCATAGAAATGAACTATAATTCCGTCATCCTCGGAAATGTCTGTTAAACATGCAATACGTTTTCCAATAAAACAATCTTTTGCACCTTGTAACAAATTTTTATTGAACTTAGACTTCTTTAGCACCTTGTCTATTAGCTTCTGATATTGTTCTATTTGTTCTTTTTGTACATCTTCTACGGAATCACCTTTTATTGTTATATCTGGTGTTTTTGAAAACATAAATCTTGCTTCTTTGTCAATCAATGTTTTCGCTATTTTATATTTAATGTTTGATGCAACATAATCACCGTTTGTTCCCTGTGCTACAAACCTTGCTCCTTCTTTATATATCCTGTAAAACTTAAATATATCGAGTAATTCTTTCTGAAATACACTATATCCTGTTTCTATCTCATTACTTAATACAAAATAAGGAACACTAGGTAATGCAGTGCTTACTGAAACACTAACATTTTTACTATCCATGTTTGTTTTCTCCTTTCTTCAACTGTTATATTTATTTTAACATAACATTTATATAATGTCAATACATTTATAATAATATATT